ATGATCGAATACAATCCCGACCGGATTGTCCTCATGAGAAAGCTGGAAAAGACAACACAGGCAGATTTAACCTCTGGTACTGGAATATCCGCGGCGAAGATTAGCAAGATCCAGAACAGGATTGTTCCCTTCCAGGAAGAAGACGCTCGACGAATCGCCGTATTCATGGATTATCCGTTGTCGTTTTTCACCATGCAGGACAAGCCAACACCACCTACGGAGCTGACATATCGGCGGTCCTCCAAGACCTTGATTCGTGAAATAAATGCAGTATCAGCAGAGTACGAGCTCATGTCAGGTACCGTCCGGCGTCTTGCGGAAAGATTGCGCATCAAGTCACACCTGCAGTGGATAGAGCGAATAGCCCCTCATAAACAGGGGCAACTCACAGGGGGTGAAATTGATGCCCTGGCTCTGAAAGCAAGGGAATATCTGGGTCTGAGTCTCACCGGACCGGTGCCCAACGTGACCAGATCACTAGAACGAGCCGGAATCGCCGTCATCCCGATGCACAGCGCAGGAGAAAAATCCACGTATGCGACCACTAGCGAGGGCGTGACGGATCCCGTTTTGTCCACTGAGATTCCCGTAATTGGTTATCTACATCGAGAGAACACAGGTGACAGATTACGTTTCACAAAAGCGCATGAATTTGCTCATCTTATTTTGCACAGATACAGGAGACCCCCCACCTTACAACAGACTGAAAATGAGGCTCACCAATTCGCGGGAGCATTTTTGATGCCACGGGAAGATGCAATTAAAGCAATTTCTTCAGCAACCAGCCTCAACTCTTTTTTGAGCATAAAGGCGGGCTGGGGAATCGCTATAGCGGCCTTAATCCTCAGAGCAGCGAATATTGGCATCATTGACGCTAGAAGACTGCGTTCTCTACAAATTCAGCTTAACTCAAGAGGGTGGAAGAAGCACGAGCCAGTGGAGGTAGAGGTTGAGTACCCCATACTGTTTAAGCAGATGATCGGTACTGCTTGTGGAAGTGCAATCTCCCCCACCGAATCCAAGGTTGATAGTTTGATGACCAAAGAAGAACTTGGAGTGCCGTTTAGGTATCTGGATCTCTGGGCTGATGGCCTATCGGAAGAGGGGAATGACCTCGGCTTCTACGAAAAGCGATTCCCCAGAGCCAAACTCACTCCGATCTCCTCCAGCCAACTATCGAAAGTATAAATGCTTCGTCCATCGCCGTCACCCGAATTCTTCTGAGACCCATCCATGAGAACGCAGAAAAGCCCCGCCCTCGACTTGATGCCGGGAGCGGGGCTGAGTAGTTGTTGTTACTTGTTGTGGGTGGCTGTGCTGTAGCCGAGCAGTCCCGCCAGGAGCGTGCCGATGGCGGCGATGGTGAGACTGACGGGCTGCATCCATCCGATGTTCCAGATGGTGCCCAACGCGCCGGTGAACACGACCAGTGGGCTGATGGCGTAGATCGCCGTGTATTTGAGGATGTCGTACACCCGGTCGGGCAGGAACGGCGGTCTGACCGGTTCCGGTTCGGCTTCCGCGGTGGTCTTGGATGGGTCTGTCATATGCAGTGCTCCTTAGTAGTTGATGGTGTGTCCGGTGTAGATGCGGTTGGGGTTGCCGATCCCGTTGAGGGTGGCGAGTCTGCTGGTGGTGGTGCCGAGTCTGCGGGCGATCGATGAGAGGGTGTCTCCCCTGCGGATCGTGTACCTGCGATTCGAGGACGCGACCGTGCTACCGGTGAGTTTCAGGGTTTGCCCCGTGTAGATCACATAAGGGGCGCGGACGCCGTTGAGACTGGCGATCGTGGTCCAAGGAACACCGGTTTTCGCCCCGATCCTGCTGAGGGTGTCGCCACGTGCGACCGTGTAGGCGCGTGCGGCCACTGCCGGATTGCCGGAGAGACTGGCCTGGGTGGCCGGACCAGCATAACCGTCTACCTGCAGTCCGTGTCTCGACTGGTAGTCTCTGACCGCCGTCCGGGTGCCTGGACCGTAGTAGTCGTCCACGGCGAGCTGATATCCCTTGGCGTTGAGCAGCCGTTGTGTTTGCGCGACCGGATAGCCCAGGTATGTGCCGTGTGGGACGGTGGCCACCACCGGGGTCGGTACAGGCACAGTCGATGTCGTGGACCCGCCACCGAACGCTCCCGAACGGGCGAGATTGGTGTCCAGGGAACCGTTGTAGCCGGATACCCGTCCGACCGACGTGTACTGGTGGATGAGCCACTTGTCCCAGTAGGCCACGGACGGGGAACCGTGATAGGCACCATTGTTGGAACCGTAGTTCGCGACCCAGAGTTTCACACCGGACGCGGCCACGGATGACCAGTTGTAGGCCCTGGTCACGCTTGAGCTCATGTACACGTACACGTTCGCATCAGCACCCAATCGTGAGCGCACCTGCTGCACCCACGCCTGCACTTTGGCAGGGCTCACGAACCCGGATTCCTCCGCGTCGTACACCAGCGGGTCACCGGGCCGGTAGGAGACCAGACCGTTGACAAAGGAGTTCGCTGCAGCGGTCGGGTCCGCGTACCCGTTGTAGTAGTAATGGCCCAACTGTTTACCTGCTGCGCGTACGGCTCTAGCGTTACGCGCGTACATCGGATCGGTGTAGTAGTAGCCGATATCCGAGCCGCCCGCTTTGACGATCACGAACGAGCCGAGCGCACTGACATTGATAGTGCCCTGCCAGCGGCTGATGTCATGGCCCACCGTGTCCGCCGACGCCGCTGGAACCAACCCCATGCACAGCACAGCCGACACGAAACCCGCAGTCAACAGCCGCTTCATATCCCTGGGTTCGGGCTTACGCTCATGGGGTGAACGGTGTTTCCTGCTCATTGGGCCTCCTTGCTGGTTGCGGTGACGGCGGTGTTCGCTCCGGTCCCGCTTTCGCTGACCTGGTGCCCGTCCAACGTGATGGTCACGGTGATGGTGGTATCGGCGGTGCCGTTCTGCGCGGCCACCGTGATCCTCTGTCCAGCGGTCAACTCGTAGACGCCCGCGAACGGGAGCGGCACATTCGGATTACTGTCCGTCTGCGCCCGGCTGTCACCCACATGCTGATCGCTGTCGGTCGGGGATGCGGGTGAGCCCTCCAGCCCCTCGGCACCCTGGGTGGGTTTGAGCCCGGTGTCGGGATCTATGACACTGACCGTCACGTCAGTGGCCGTGCCGGTACCCTCGACATTGACCGTCGCCATATGCGTCTTGATGGTCCGGCTGGCCGATGCGGTCGGAGTTGCAATAGTCGGTGCGGGCGTACTAGTACCGCACGCGGCAAGCGATGCGAGCATGGCCAGCGCGGCCAATGCTCCGAATAAGCGTTTATGCATGATACTGCCTCCTTTAATAGGGCATAAGAAAAGCCCCCGGCGGACACCGGAGGCTTGAATAATTGAGTGTTGTGGTTAGTGGGCTGTAGGGCACGGATTGTCGGAGGAGATGTGCGCGTCCATGATCTCGTCATGCAAGTGCGTGCCCGTCCCGTTACCGCCGAGACCGTGATACGCGGTGTACACCTCGTCCGCCTCTTCCTTCACGTTCACGGGACACAACTCGTCGTGTTCCACGTATTTCTCATGGATGTCGATCAGTCGGGCACGCAACAGGACACGCATCCCTTGGGTGAACGCCTTGTCACGTGCGGCTGATTTACGCAGGAACGACGTAAGGAAACCCACGAGACCTCCCAACAGAGTGGTGACCAGCCAGCCGAATGTGGTTGAGGTGATGAAATCCCACATTTATCGTGTCGCCCACGATCCCACACCGGTAAAGTAATACCCTGTATTGGCACCGTTTGAGCTCATGCTCAGAGAGCCGTCAGAAGCTATTGACCATTCCATGGTTTGACTGTTGTTCCCGATGAACAGGACTGTGCCTCGAACACTGGGAATGAATCCCTGGGGCAGCATGTATCCGGTTTTGAAGTTCGCGAGTACGGGTACAGTCTGGGTTACCGAATCAACAATGTTGAAGGTGACAATCCCGTGAGATCTTACGAGGGTGGCATTTGACGACATATAGGGGCCTTTAAAGAGTGCCGTCGCATAGTCGGGTACCCATTTCCCGGATTTCACTGTGTACTCGCCATTGCTGTCTGCCGTGGCGTCCCCGACAACGACAGCGTGCATTCCCTCAAACAGTTGGCTGGATGGCACGGATTGCATATCAGACAGTGTCTGGTATATGTGTTCGCCACCGCCGATCGCAGAATCCACCGCCGAGGCGAGATCGCTGATTGCTTTCGGTATGTTCGGTTCGTCGGATGTGTTGGGGTAGGGCAGTAGGTTGTTCCCGATTGTTGGCATTAGTTGCTCCTTGAGTTGACGTTCATGAGGTCTGGACGAGCAGGGGTTTCGAGCCGATGCCGAAGGTGATGAGCACGCAAGGCTGTCCTACGGCGAGGGCTTGCCCTGATATTTGTCGGCATGGTATCTGTACGCCGTCCACAGTGGCTGCGACGGGGGAAGTGGATGCAATCACGCCTACACGCCCTGATAGTGGTACCGCTCCGCTGTTGGGTTGCTGCAGGGCTTGCAGGAGTTGGAGGTCAGTCGCCTGCATTCTCGCTCACCTCGCCTTCGTTGCGGGCTTTCACGGTCATGCCGCCGGTCAGCAGATCCCAGGTGATGGTGTCCACGTAGTAGCGCCATAGCGTGGTCGCCGTGCCTTCAACCTCGTTGCCGGGGATGAGTACCTCGATAACGTCCCCTTCGTCTAATGCGGGGTTGCCGATCATATCCGCCTGCAAGGTCTCAGGAGTACCGGTCACTTTGCTCAATTGCTGACGAGCGACCCGCAACGCGTCCGTTGCGCTGCTGATGGTCGGGCTTGCGAGGAAATAGGGCACGATTACACCCAGATTCGCAGGGGCTCTGTCTCCGCTGGTCAGTGATGCCGTTTGCGCGGTCCAATTCTGCGAGTTGTCGGTAGCTGAGGGCTTCACCACGACCGTGTTGTATAGTCTCTGCACGTCCAGACCTGTTTCGGCATTGACCAGTACGCCTCCATCACCCGCCGAAGCGGTCCAAACGATGGGGTCATCCGAATTCTTTGAATCTTCGAGGTGTATGCGTCCCTCACGGTCGAAGTATGCGTCGAAGCCGCCATCCGTTGCCAGAGTGTTTATGGCGGCGTCACGGTTCACCCCCCAATCACCTTGGGATTGTATCGTCCCGGTGTCGGAAGCGGAGTTCACCACCTGCCGGTCAGGGGCGACCTGCTGCATGAGGGTGCTGACCGCATTGGCACGTTTCACGCCGGCATTTGGTGTCCAGGCAATGGTGAATCTGCCTTGGCTCACGCGCCACCAGTCATCGGTGACATTCAGATCGATCAGGCCGTCTCCTACACGCCAGGCAACATCGGAGGGCGATCCCGTCACCATCGGGATCATGGTCCGGGATATGAGACTGCTGGAAATACCGGCCTCTACACGGCAGATGGTCCCTGCACGTTTCAGCATTGCAGCGACGTCACTCGCGGGGACAGAACCGCCACCAGCCAAGGTGCCGACCGCATAAACGCTGATATTGGCGGTACGGCGGGTGCCCTGCTGGTAGTTTGCGGTGACGGAACCGGACTGGATGCCTAAGCTCACAGGGTCGCCTGATGGCGGAGTGACTGTCAGAGTGGCGTACACCTGGTGCGTGAATCGCAGGGATTGAATGAAATCATCAGTCACTTGGTACATCAGCTGCCATCCTTCTTGTTGTGCGCCTGCAAATCCGCGTAGGTGGCGTACGTCGCCTGAACAGCCAGGTACGTGGGCTGCTCGGCGAACAGGTCTGCGTACGTCCACCCGACCGCCTGCTGGCTGATGGCCGGACTCTGCACCTGTACGCAGGGGAGTTTCCATTCGCGGCGTTCACCGGGAGTGTTCGTTGACTGGGTTGGGTAGAGCATCTGCGCGAACCGATCCGCCTGCGCGTCACCTATCTGCAGATACATGGGTTTCATATTCAGTCGTTGCGCGTCAGTGTCCAGCCAATTGATGAGCACGGGGATCTGGTCATCGAGCAACGCCCAGAGCATGCTTTCCTCATCCAACGTGCGCGTGCGGAGCTCCAACGTGAACTGCAAGCCGAACCGGGGGCCGGTGATGGTGTACACGGGGAGTGTGGCACCGAGCACATCATGCCTGGTGGCGTTCATGCCGCGTCCCATGCCTGTGAGCCCTGTCAGCCTGCCGAGGGGCAGGGGCATGCTTTTCGCAGGGTTGCCCGGGTGAATGAGCCAACCGGAATCAGGTGTCAGAGTGACCAGTTCACTGGACATATTCACATCAGTGCTCGCGCCGGTATCGGCCTGTTTTTCGCTACCGGATATGTGATATGAGGCCGCAACGCCATATCGAGGCTCATAGTCGTACGAAAGCGCATCCGACGTGCCGAGCGTCGGTTGACGACGGATGAGGGTTTGACTGCCATCCTGGATGCGGGTGACAGTCAAACTTGTGAATATGCAGCCGTCGGACGCGTGCAGGGTGAGACGGTTCACGGGCGGCTGTGAATCGGGTTCCGTGGTGACTGTGATACTAGCCATTGACTATTCCCCTAACCAGATTCGTGTTATGCCGTTGAATCCGCTGATCCGCTATCGTCCTGACCTTCGCGAGCAGGCTCCCATCCGCATCCACCAGCGTGATGGTTTCAGGCAGGTACGGCGTGCTCGCAGCACTGTCGGATTTCGACGGGGATCCACCATGCGCATAACCCTGATTACTGCTATGCAGACTGCTGCGGAACGCGTACACTGCCGGCTGCCCGCCCATCGCCTGAACGTCCTTCTTCGTCAGCACATGCTCACCTGGATCGAGACGCGCATTGCGCAGGATCACACTGTCCCTGACAGGGGACGCAGGACCGGACACGGCACCCTCGAACTGTCCGCCGTTCGCATAGCCTGGCAGGAACTTGGAGCCATCGAACATGCCTCCCGTGTAACCGCCGCGCATCATGTTCGCGATACTGGTACTGACACCAACCGTTGTGGAAACGTTCGCACTGCTGATCTGTCTCAACACCGCGTAGAAGCCCGACGCATCACCGTTGATAGCCACTGATTTCGGGCTCAACTGGTATGCGGCGACACGACTGGCAACCGAGATGAAATTCCCATCCTCACCACGGATTTGCCCGGTCTTGGCATCTATGGTCCACCCGTTTGCCTGTGCAACCTTGGCGAGCAGCGGATTATTGTCACCAAGCAACTGCCCGGTTTTCGGGTCGATCTTCGCACCATTGGCAATAGCCAGAGTCACATCGTATTGGCTCTTATCCAGTGTCAGAGTGCCGGTTTTCTTATCGATTTTCGCACCGGTCACCTCAGCGAGTTTTGCCAGTGCGTCAGCGTTATCGCCGGTGATGGTGAGTGTCTTGCTGTCGGCGGAGAGCGTCGCAGTCTTCACCTGCAATGCGGACAGTCCGGCAGTTGCATCCGAATCGTTCAGAATGATGCTCGTCGTCGTCTCGGATGGGAGCTTCATGACCGTATCCAGGTACTTGCTCACCTCATCGGTGTTCAGCCCGTTCGCCTTGGCGGTGTCGAGAATCTTCTGACGAGACTCCTCCAACGAGGCACGGGCATCCGCATACGACTTCTGCGACTTGCCCTCACTGTTGATGATCGCGTCGGCTTTCGCCTGTGCGTCCTGCACGGTCTGCAGAATCAATTGATGGTTCTTCGCGCCATACGTGGTGTTGTTGTCCATGCTCGTTGCCTGTGCCGCACCAACGTTCTTGATGTTTTGCTGCAATGTGGATGCCATCGTGTCGAACTGCGTCGTGAGCGAGTTCGTCGCCTGATCAAGGGTCTGTGCCTGCCCATTCAACGCATCCAACGCACTCTTGTAGTCCTTCGCAGCAGTACTGGCGTTCGACTCAGCAGCGGTTAGGGTGTTCCACTCCGATTGACTGACTCCGAGAATCTGTGACTGGGAGCTGATCTTCGAACTTGTATCCCCGATCGCATTGGCCGTTTCCTTTTGGATTGCAACATCGTCTTTGAAACCTTCATTCTGGTTTTTCAGAATCTTGGTGAGGGTGTCAGATTCCTTTGCAAGCTTTTGAGTGCCATCTCGCGAATCTCGTGTTTGGGTAGCCAGAGCATGGTATCTAGTCGATGATTCATCAAGTTGACTGCTGACGGTTTGGTACGCATTACCTTCTCCCAAAACCGCGTCGGTAAGATCCTTATGGCTGATCCCGAGTTTGTCGGCGATAGCATATGCGTTCTGGTCTTGTAATGCTTTTGCTGCCGACTTGATAACCCCGGCGTCGATAGCACCATTGGATTCTTCCAAGGCTTGCGCATAGTTTTGTTGCGCTTGTGCAGCACTCTGGACATGGGTTTGAGACGCGGCGATCACAGCTGAAAGTGCTGCAACCCCCGCAATAAAAAGTCCCACGACAGTGGAAGAGGTTCCGATGGTCATGGCGAACTTGTTAAGACCGCTACTTACCTTGTCGAATACGCTGGTGACACCGTTCCAGAGTTTGAACGCCGTATACACGGCCATGGCTTCGGTCACCAGAGTGGAAAGAACCGGCGTCGGGATGGCGCTGATGACATCACTCACAGCGGTTACAGTGCTCAGCACCACGCCACTCCACGGGCTGAACGCTTGCACCACGTGGCCAGCAGCACCGAACAAGCTCCCTAACGCATTTTCCACGCTAGGTAGCTTTTCGATCAGATAGGCCACGAAATCGCGTGCACCGTTACCGGTACCCCAACGAGCGAAACTCGCACTGGCACGCACTATGCCCTGGTCAACACTCAACATGACCGGCTGCAACTGACGGAATAAGCCCAGTAGACCAGCCACACCATTACTACTGATGGTACCCAGATCACGGCTGAATGTAGCGGTCAGTCGTGACAGGTACGGCATCTGCGAGTTCAATTCACGGGTAACGCCGTTAAACCCTTGCAGGTAGGCGACTGCACTCGTATTGGCGAGGCTGCTCATGCCGTCCTCGATAACATGCAGATCCGCCGAATACTGTCGGCCCGTTACGCTCGCCGCATCCACTGCATTACTGATGCCCTTGTAGGCGAGGATGCCTGCACCGGCCATACCTATCAGCGCGGCACCCGCACCCGCCGCCGCACCAGCAATGGGCAATAACGCCGGGGCCACCAGCAGTAGGCTGCCACGAAGAGCGCCATACGATTTAGCCTGACTGTCGGTAGCTGACCTGTTGGCGTCCTTGGCCGCCGTGTTCGCACTGGTCGCAGCGGTGTCGGAAGCCATCGCCGTACGCCCCGCGGTGACACTGGATGCCTGTTCGGAAGCGGAGCGTGCCGCACTGCTGGCCGCCTCACTGTTCACCGACTGGGAAGCAGCATTCGATACCAGTGCCACATTGTTCTCAGCCAGTACGCGCGACAAACGCTCCTGCGCGTCGGCCTGCTCCTGCTCAACCTGTGTGGCTGCCGCCTCGGCAACCATCAGGGCGGACTGGGAGGCCACACCTTTGGATTGCACGGCATCCAACTGCGAATAGGCGGCGCGCAGGCGGGCAGTGGAACTATCCAACTGTGCCTGGGCTGCGCTCACCGCTTCGATCTGTGCGACGGCGGTACCGGTATCCGCATCCACGAGGATCTCATGACGGCCAGCAGTGACCTGCTCGGTTTTCGCGGCCACGGCCTGGATCTCCGCCAACGCCTCATCGACGGATGCCTGCACGCGCAGGTCGATACGTTCGCTGTCCACCTGGTCGGCCTGTGCAAGCACCTGGTCGAGTTTCGCGGTCGCTTCCGAAACGTTCGCATCAATATGGATGTCATCAGTGTTTGACGTGGCCTTGTCGGTCTTGGCTTCGACCGATTCGATCTTGGCCACGGCCTGATCGGTGTCCGCGTCGATACGGATGTCGCCATCCTTGGAGGTGACCTTGTCCGTCTTGGCCGACACTTCATCGATCTTCGCGATCGCTTCGGAAACATCAGCGTCGATGCGGATATCGTCATCGCCGTGTTTCAGCTCGTCCTCGGCGGTTTTGGCTTGCTGGATGCCTGCCATGTAGTCGGAGATGTCGAGTTTCAGCAGGCCCTTGATGCTGCCGACTTCGGTTGCGGTGTCACTCATCGGTGGTCTCCTGTTCCGTTTCCAAACTGTGGCGGAGCTGCCCGCTCATGTTGAGCAGTCCGATGATGCGGCGTTGCAGCCAAGCCCATGGGCGGGATTCGAGCAGCAGCAGATTGTCGAGTTCGATCCGGTAGTGTTCCTGCGCGTCGATGACGATCTGCTGCCAGTGGTCGATGAGTTGCGGCCAGGTGGGGGCGATTATTCCTGCGTGGGCTTCTTCGGGGAGTTCTTCGTACCATTCGTAGAGTCCGCTGTCGGGGTCGTATCGGCCTCTGCCTGCTTTGCGGACTGTGTCCTCTCCACCGCTTTTGGGTCGCCGCCGGTCTCCCAAATCGCCTCGGCGGTGGCGCGGCCGTTGGTGAAGTCGGCGAGTACGGTCTGGTACACGCGGTTCAACGCCGCATAGCTGACCTTGTCTTTGAGCAATTGACGGTTAACGTCACCGAGGAGTAGTGTCGCCACGTCTTCGACGGTGGCTGTGGTGCCGTCCTGTTTCTTGCTGTCACGGATCCACTGCCATGCCTTCAACCCGTCAGCGGCATTGACTGGCGGGATGGTGTAGTTCTTCCCGTTGATGGGGAGAGTGAGCGGGTCTGGTGCGATGTCTTTGAAGTCTGTGAATGCCATGATTCTCCAATCAGGTATAGGAATGCCCTGCTTCTCGACGTGTTGAAAGGGGATCCCCGCATGGTGGAGAATCAGGGCGTTAAGAAACCATGCGGGGAAGAATCATAAGGTGAAGGTCAGGAGGCTGCTGTGACGGTCACGTCCGCACCGGTGGAAGTGCCTGCCGGAGTGGTGACGGTGAGTGACTGTGCGCCCACCGCGTTCGGTGTGGTGACCACGATCAGACCATCCGACACGACCGTGTACACGGCCGCCGAGGTGGATCCGAACTTGATGGCCGTGGCACCGGTGAAACCGGAGCCGGTCAACTGCAGCAAGGCACCAACCTTCACGGGAGATGGCGATACCGCGGTGATTGCGGGCGCTGAGGTGGATGAGAGCGGGTTCGGGATCTCTTTGCGGGCACCGTCGCCGGTGATTTTGATCTCCGCCTCGTCCAGGTCGGTGACACCGGTCTTGGAGCGGGAGAACTCCACGATGCCGCGGCCTTGATAGGCTTCCGTGCCACCATTCTTGTCATACCAACGCACGTACAGTCGTGCATCCTCGCCGTACTTGTCGGAAGCCGCTCGGCACAGTTCCTGCCCGGGGTCAAACACGCTTGCCGTGGTCTTGCGGTTCGCTTTGATGTCAACGCCCCATGACTGCATAGTGATTTCACTGGATCCCCAACCGTCCGAATCGTAGTCGGAGGAATCCTGCGTGGTGCGGTCAAGAGTCGGGTTGAAATCGTTCATGCCCATGATCTGCACCCAGTTGGTGCCATCCTTGGACACGTCCGCACGGTAGCGGCGTGCAAGTGCTGTAGTCATAATTGTTTTTCCTTTCGATGGGTTTCTAGTCTCTGAACAGCGTGGGTGGAGTGTCCACGTCCACGTTGTATTGATTGGTGGTGATCCACCGTTGTGCTTCGTCCTGCCCGAGGTTCACCGAGTTACGCAGATAGCATTGGTTGAGCGTGCAATCCCCGCCAAGCGCGTACTGGGTGAGTCCGTTCAAACATTCATCGCAGGCGTCGGCGAGCTCATCCGAATCGAGCGGAATTCCGGGCTTGCCACGACAGGCGACCTGCAGCAGGCCACTGTTGTGCGCCTGATCGGGTATGGCGTTCATGGGCAGGTAATTGAGGGTGATGCACCTGCCTGGACTATCGGGCATGGTTTTCAGCACGATAGCTGTGCCGTCACTGCTCACTACGTCGTCCATGGTGTAGATGCCGACCTGTTTCAGATCGAGAAGGCGGGCGATGCCGGTCAGCAGCAGCGTGGTTGGTTGGTATGTCACATGTCCTCCCTCATCACGTCCGCCACGATCTGCATGCACCTGCCGGTTTCGGTCATCATCGGAGTGGTCAGGAAGAACGACTGGCCATTGTCATGACGGAGAGGCTTGCCGTTCGAGGGGCTTGGCACGGGTTTCATACGCCAGAACACCCCATACTCCTGATATCGGGCGTACGGGCCCGGATAGGTGACCGACACCTGCCCGTCGCCGTCCATGTGCACGTCCGCGGAACCGGCGAGGTCACCGGTCTCCTTGGGTGCGAGCATGGCGCTCTGCTGTCGTATATGCTCACCGGCTTGTATGAGACCACGGGTGTATGCGTCTCGTGCCGCGCCTTCGATGTTGGAGAAATCGAATGAACCTTCAAACTGCATGGGCGTTCACCTCCGATACGGTTCAGACGAGACTCACAGTCGTATGATCGGGCAGCTCCAAATCGCCTGAGTCGGCTACGTTGACCAGGACCACGCTGCCTTTCACCGTGCGAGTCTGGTCAGCTTCAACTCGTAAGACTTGCGATCCGGGTTTGAACAGTGGCGTGTACCGGTTGTTGCAGGTGATGGTCGATGAGCCGATGATGCGCTGGCCCTGACTGTCACGAACGAGTTTGGAACCGTCCGCGAAGCAGCAGGGGAACGGTTCGCTCTCCTTGTACAGGGTGACGCCTTGACTGTTGACTCCCTTGCTGGTGCGCACGATTGCCGTATGCACGTAGAAATCTTCAAGCTCATCGACTGCCATCAGCCTGCCCTCCACGGTCCGGTCGAGTTCAAACCCGCGGCATCGAGGATCTGCCGCGCCGATGGAGCTATGCCTGTGGCGACCTGCTGCCGTACCTTTGCCGCGTTCTCCTGCTCCACGGTGGAATAGGAGAATGACGCTCCGCTGATGCTCTTCGATGCCTTTACGCTCACGTCTACGGCACCACCCTTATCGGGGTCGATACCGAGCTTGTTCAACGCAGTGGCATGGGCACAGGTGGCGTCACGGAACGCTTCGCGCACGCTCTGCTCCACGGGCAGATCATCGTCATCGACCAGGTACACGCAGACGCTCGTATATATGCGTACCGCGAGGGACGCGGCACGCAGCAGCGATGTCACATTGTCCGGCAGTTTGGCATCGGCGGCAAGGTTGTTGTATGCCCGGTAGTCGTCGTTGGTGGCGTAGATGGCCATGGTCAGGCCTTGTCGCCGTCCGAAACGGGTTCACCGTCAGCGGCGGGCTCGGCATTCACTTGCGCGTCGGCGGCCTTGTAGGCGGCCAGGTCCTCAGCGTACTTGCGTTTCGCCACTAGCTCGCGTGCCGTGTAGATGATATTCGGGTCGGTTTCACCGAACAGTTGCGGGTTCTCCTTGCGAGCAACCTTCTCAGTGAGCAGCGAATACCCAGGCTTCGGCTGTTCGTTGCCGGCCTCGTCCTTCACGGTGAGGTACTGACTGTAATGCTCTTCGGTCACGGCTTGCACGCCGCCAGCCGCGTTCTTGATGTATTTGGTCATTGGTTGTCCTTCCAACAGGTGATTAGGGGTGCAGTGCGTCGCAGGGACTGGTTTTCGTCAAGCCTGCGACGCACGCGAATAGGAGGATTTGAACTAGTACGGATTTCTTACTAGTTCAAATGCGGTTAGGAGAGGACCACGAAGCCCTTCTCATCACGGAGCTTGGAGACACCGTAGAGCACGTCGAACGTGGTCTGCACGCCCAAGTAATCCTTGTCGTACGCCATGGTGCAGCGCAGCGTGATACCGGACTGCGGGTCGGACACGACCGCCTGGGTGACACCCGAACCGACCGGCGCGGAAGGCAGCGCACGAGAGGCAAGGATGATGGCACCAGGATCCAACGCAAGGTTGTGCGTGGAGGTTGGCGTGCCAGCGACGGAAGGCACCAACTGGGATTCGTGCAGTTGAAGCCCGTAGATGTCCTGCGCGATAAGACCGTTGGTGATGTCACCACGAGCCGCATTGTAGGAGAAGAAATTCTGCAGATGATCGTCACCGAGCAGTGCAGCGGAGTCCTTGGTGCTGACAATCAGGTGACGGTTGCCGCGAGGCACCTTGTTATCGGTGAACTTCTTATTGGCTGCACGCAGCACGGCGGCATCCATATCGGTACCGGCAGTGCCGAGAGAGCCACTGAACGAGCTGTACAGGCTGAACAGGTCGGTCTCCACCTGCTCGGCCAGAGCGATGACCTGAGCCTTCACATACTCCTGCGAAATGAGAGGCTGCGCCAAAGCTTTGGAATAGTCCTCCAGGAGGATGGTGACTTCCTTGTGCTTGTCGAGCTTCACCACGGTATCGGTCGGGTTAACGGCCTGCTTGGTGACGGGCTTGTTCTGCAACTTGTCGTTCGCAGTGAGAGTGCCCGCATACGGGATGTGGAGCGTGTCGCCCACGTTGAAGACGGCAACATCGGTGTCCTTGGTCACCAGTGGGGCGAGGACGATGTTGTTGCGCAGGATTTCAAGTGCTTCGTTCGCCCAGATCTGGGGGATGAACGGTGCAATGGTGGTGGTGTTGATGACTGCATCAGCCATGATTTGTTACCTTTCAGAGGTTATTTGATGCGACCCTCAGACATTGCTTTGAGGATGTCGCCTCGGTGTTCTCGGTAGAACGCAGGGTCGGAGATCTGCGCCTGCGTGTACGTGGTCGGGCCGCCACCGTTCTTGGTGGGGTCGATGCCACTGCGTGACGCAGGTTGCGGGGTTTTGAACGCGAGCAGTGCCTGCACTTGCACATCGAGTGCCTCCGCGTTATCCGCGGTGAGGAGTTCGACGGGGATGTTGTTCTTCGCAGCCGTTTCGGCACGGAGAGCCTGCGTTTGAGCCTGCTTGGCCTGGGCCTCCCATTTCGCCGCGGTATCCTGAGCTTTCTGCAACTCGGTTTTCTGCGACTCCTGGAAAGCGTCAAACTGTTTCGCCTTGTCGGCGTTGGCTTTCGCCTGAGCCTCGTTCTGACGAGACAGTGCTTTCCATTTGGTGGCTTCCTCCTGCCAATCATGCACTTCGGTTTCAGGCGCTGCAGGTGATGCGGGTGCTCCCGTTTCGGGAGGTGTGGGCTGCTGTGCCTGTGCTTCTAGTGGGGTTGGTGTTCCGGCGTCTGTTTCTGCCATGATGTTGTTCTCCGTTTCGGATCATTAAAAAAGCCACCCCGTTGCGGGATGGCGAAAACTAGTGGGAGGGCTACCTGCGTAGCCCGAGGTTGGGTTGTTCACGGTGTGACCTGCGCAGCAGACCGGTGTCCTTCGTGAGCTGTCGCAGTTGCGCCTGATAGCGGCGTATCTTCGCTCTGGCCACCGCACGCATCTGCGTGTCCTCGGCGTTCACCAGCACGCGCTTCTGGGCGCGTATCCGGCTTTCGAGGTTGCGCTGCTGCTGTGATGAGGTCCAGAGCTTCTCGTCCTGTTCCGACCATTCGGTGACCGTTGGGCGTTTGTCGCCCTCACGCCAACTGGTCAGTACATGCTCACAGTTGGGGTGCCACAATCCTGCGGCACGTGCCTCATCGACCGTCGCATCCGCGCGATCGTCTGGTGTGAGGCTGAGTATCTTGCCTTGCCAGGCGTTGCAGATGGGGCAGGTGTGCATGTGGACGGGAACCATGAACAGGGTGACGCCAGCGGCTTGCATGACTTGCATGTGAGCCTCGTTGTAGGCGCGCATGCTCGCCGTCCTGACCGCCATCTCCACGTAGGAGGACAGTTGCCAGTTACGGCCTGACTTGTCGGTGAAACCGGTCACGCCATGCTGTAGAAGGTCACGCATCATGTTCTGCTGCGCGTCCTTGATGGTGTGCCCCGGGGTGAGCATGTTGTGGGTTGCGGCACCGGAAGCGGTCAGCTTGTACAGGTCGTCATGCTGGCGCAGGATACGGGCTCGAATGTCTTTCAACTCGGTTTGCAGATCGACACGTATCGCACTCGTCGCACGCTCGCCCAAGGGCACAGTGAAATCGAATGGTCTCGGGCTGTTCCCTGACATGCGTACCGGTGGTGCCGGCGGTTTCGGGGGGAGCCTGCGTGCCTCCGTTCTCATGGCGCGTTCCACGCTCAGGGTGAGGGTGTCGAGCAGTTGGGGTGTCTGCCGTTCGAGTTGGTCCACGATACGACGTTCACCCCTGCGCATCATGCTGACGGCATGCGTCACTTCCAATGGTGTGGATGCCCTGCGCAACAGGCGCATGACCTTGCCCATGAGCTTGGTGAGCTGATTGTCAGCCAGCACGTACAAGCCGATGAGAGCGAGTTGGGCGTGTGAACCGTCAACGCTCTGACTCTGCTGCTCCTGTTGACTGTTGCTGGCTGTCATCGTCCGCTCCTGCCGTGCCGTCCACGTAACTGCCCTTCTGGTTGGTTTGCACTCCGCCTGTGGTGCTGCCGTTGTTGGCGACCGCCGCATACAGGTTCGTGTCGGATGAGATTGGCAGCATACTCAGATCGGATTTGATCTGCTCAACTTCCGTGTCGATCTCACCCATATCCCAATCGGGGTGCAGCATCCGTACCCTGGTGGCGACGCTCGTACTTTCCGCGTCGTTCAACAGGTTCAACGTTTGCGCGACCGTGTTCGGCGAGTCCGTGGCCGCTGGCGGGAACTCCACGTCGGGGATCATGTCGCCACGGTCGGGACCGTTGAACACAGCATGGTTCACGTCGATGAGTGCCGCGCACAGGTTGGCGAGCTGCGGACGCCAGTAGAGGATCTTGCTGCCGCGAGTGAGCATCGTCAACCGTTCCCTGGCCTGCACTTCGGTGGCGGTCATGGCCACATCGCCGGACTGGCCGAACGTGCTGGGACTGTATCCGCATGCACTGTAGGCGCGTTGGATGAGGTCCTGACAGGTCTGCTGGTGTTCCTCCCACCTGATGTTCGGTTGGAAGGTTTCAAGCTGGCTGCTGTCGTTGAGTTTGCTGCCTGGTGCATGCTCTAACGGGGTGAAGATCTCCTGATCCGTGTTGAACGTGGATCCCTGACCTGGCTTGCCTTGCTGTAGGAGTGTGCGGCTGGCGAACACTCGTGCCTTGCCGAGTCGGATGTCGCGCATCCAACTGGTGTACGCCTCATCAAGCATGTCGAAGATGGGTTCAGCGCCTTCGAAGTCACTGCGTCCCATGTGCTGTGCCGCGGGGTCTGTGCGCAGCCTGCGGTTGGGCATGAGGTTGGGGATGTACACGGCGGTGAGCAGGTCGCTCCCCGTGCTGATCTGCGAGTTCTCCTCCACCTGCAGACCCGCGGTGACGGGGTGCACGTCGAGTGGGATGCGTTTGCCGATGCTGGTCTCATTCGAGGACTCGTACACCGCATATTCGATATGTCCCGGAGTGTAGTCCTCAAGTAGCGTGTAGTTGCGTTTGACGCCTTCGATGCGGGGGAGTTGCGTCCAGAAGAGCACGGATTGCAGGTGTCCACCCAACCCGAACGTGGGTATCGCATTGTCGGGTGAGATGGCGGTGATGAAGGGCTTGCTGTCCACACTGGTGTCCCATGTCACGCGCAGGTATGCGCCACCGAACACGGATGCCAGTTCGGCCGCCTGCAAGAGTTCCGCATGCGCACTGTCATCAAGCAGGGTGGTGATGGTCGTGTCGAGCTTGTCGTCATCGTTGCGACTGTCGGTGTCGTTGTTGGCGGGATTACTGAAGGTGGGCATTTCGGCGAACAGTTGTGCTGCGCTCATGCGGGCGATCTCGGCGGGCAGTGGGATATGGGTTTTCACCGGGCGCTGCATGCTGTTGGCTGGTGTGGGTTCGCCCCAGAAGAAGCGTTTGACCTGTCCGAACAATCCGAGGCGTTGCGATGCCTGTTGGAGACTGTAGATGCGTGTGAGCTGATCTTCGTCTCCGGTGTACCAGGCGTCGTGTGACCGGTATTCGTTCTGGATGTTGTTCTGGCTGAGTGGCGGCCATGCTTGGCCGTTGGCGGGCATCACCATGCTTGGTCTCCATTCGTGAGTAGGGGCTGCCATTCGGTTTCGGTTGTGGCGACCGCGTAGCGTAGGCCATCCAGTGAGTGGTCGGCCTGTTTGATGGGCTTATCGAGTCCTTGGTCTGAGGCTTTGGGATCCCAGCAGTAGCCGGGGAATTCCTCGATCAGTCCTTTGCAGTGGGTGCTGATGTGGGGTTTGCCGGTGTCGAGCAGGTTGGCAACCTTGCTGATCCCGTAGCTCACATTGTTCTCACCGTCTGCGAGGTTGCTGATGCCGTCGTCGGCTAGTTGGACTTTGAAGCTTGCTGCCGCTGGGTCCACAAGGATCCATTCGGGGGCCAGTGCGGTTTCGTAAGGTAGGTGTGGTTGTGCCAGCCATGTGCGGAAACGTTGGGAGAGGTCTGCGTCAGTGATGCGAGGGTTGCCGGCGCGAGAATCGTAGCGGAATTCGTCGATCGCATACAGGTCATGTCCGGTGATCCTTCCGTACTGGTCGGTGATGGCGTGCAGGCCGAGCATGATGCCGGTGCTGGCGTTCGTGGTGCCGTAGTCGCAGCCGACCGCGAGGATACGACTCATGCGGGGGAGTTGTTGCCAGTCGGTGACGTGCCTGCCGATATCCCACATGGGGTATACGGCACCTTCCGCCGCGACCCATTCGGATTCGATCATCCGCCGATACCAGAGACCCGTGTATTGTTTTTTCAGTTCTCGAATGTATTCGGGGTTGTTGTTGACGAGCCAGGTGTTGTCTTCGAGGATGAAGGTCACACGGTACAGGTTCAGGGTCTGCTTATCGTCCCGTTCGTGTTTGACGCCGTTCTTGTCGATCCAGAGGCGTGCACGGTCAAGCCATTTCTTCTTCAACCAGTGTTCGGGCCCTTCGGGGTTGCAGGTGAGGAACAGGCGGGCGTTGGGGATGCTGAGACGGCTGACCAGCATGGTGAATGCTGATTCGGGAATTACCGCAGCCTCATCCAACAATGCGCCGGCAAGCGTGAGTCCCTGGATCTTCGTCTGTGCCTGGGCATCGTTGAAGCCGACGACGAGGCATTCACGTCCGAAGATCGTGCAGATACCGGTGGATTGCCGGTACACGATGTTCTTCGGGCCGAACCATTGCACCAGCGGATAGATCAGATTGTTCGCGATCGTCCGCTCAGTACGCCCACCAATCAACAGCAAACCCTGCGGACCATGCAAGCAGTACTTCACCCAGTAGAGCAGCTCACCAACCGTTTTACCACTACGAACAGCACCATCGAAAGCAATAATCTTCGCCCATGCGGGTATGTTTACAGCTGTGCCAGCTTTATTAGTAAGAGGTTCTAAAGAGGGCATAAAGGGCTTTCGTTTCAAACTGAAGAAGTCAGAAGGAAGAATAGAAAATGAAGATTTTGAAGATTCTTATAAGAACCGTTCTTATAGCTCTTGTAGCAGTAGTTCTTACAGGAGCGATCGCTGTGGGTATATTGTGGATTGCTTCATCATTCTTTGGTAAGCAACTTTCTGTAGGCCAAGCATTTGCGTGGCTTGCTGTGGTGAGTGCGTTTCTGGAGTGCCTTGCTTTTGCGCTACGCACGGCAACTGAACCTCAGAAAACAGCAGAAAACCGCAAGCGGTATGCTCAGTACGTTGAATTCCTGGCTGTAGCATATCTGGCAGCCTCTGCAATTGGCATAGCCATGACACTTTGATATTTGTTTCTTAGCTGATTCCCAATGTTTTCAGGTAGTCGTCTATCACGGTGACCGAAGTCTCCGACCGCTGATCCACCTTCTCCAACTCAATCGACCGTTGTAAAGCGATACCCACACTGGTCATGAGGTTGCGGGCATCAGCAGGCGGGGGCTTCGGCACATCGTGGGACACATACTTTCCTGATGGCGTGAACGTGTACACCAGCTGAGGCCTATGCAGGTCATCCATGAGCTCCTGAGCTTCACGCAGCAATCTGAGCTTCAAGTCGGCACGTAAAGATGCGGCGTCCGCCTGTTTCGCTTTGGTCGCGTTTTTCGTGAGCGTCCGGTCAAAGGTGAGTCCGAGTTTGTTGGCGTAGGTGCCTATGGTTGCTGGACTGCGGTGGAGTTGTCGGGCGATTTCGTTGCGGCTGAGTCCTTGCTCGTGGAGTTGTTTGAGCTTGGTTTCCTCCTGTTTGGTGAATTGTTTCATTGTTGCCTCCGGGCTGGTGCTTTTCGCGAAGGCCGTTTCGGCTGCGTCGGAGATGATGTGTGGAAGTGTAGGCCCGGCAGGGGAAGGAAAGAAGCAAGGGGCGGTAGTTTGCCGGGTGTGGAATACGAGAAAAGCCCAAACCGTTTGGCTTGGGCTTTTCTATAGTTATTCCATTGACATTATGCGGTGACAGTTGTGGTTGTGTCAAGTTCTGTCTGGTGATTTCTGGTGGCGATACGGTAGATGTCTGCATATTTGTAGATTGGCGTGCGGTCGGTGTCGGTTCCTACTGGGGTGAGTTTGTTGCGTGCTGCCCATTGGTTGATGGTGTTGCGTTTGAGTGTGATGCCGCTCATGGTGAATGCTTTGGCGCATTCGGCCGCCGTACCGGTTTTCTTGCCTTCACGAATGAGTTGGCGTAGCCATTCCCGTTTGACGTCTTGTATGGGCCAGATGTTGTTGCAGATGGGACAGGTGACGGTGGTGGCGGTGCTGGGTGCGGTGAGTGTGATGCCGCATAGCTGGTTGGGGCAGCGGCCTACAATGCGTGTTTCCTCTGGGGTGAGGTGGACTGGGTTTTGTTCCCTGTGTTTTATTGGGTGACTGGTGTCACTTGTGATTGATAGTAGCGTGCTTCCACTTCGGCTGGTGTCTGGTAGCCCAAGGTTTCATGAAGACGTTCCTGGTTCCACCAGGAGACCCATTGGAAGGTGGCCTGTTCCAATGCGTGCGCGCTGTCGAATGGTTTGCAGCGTTTGATCAGCTCGCTCTTGTAGGCGCCGTTGACGGTTTCGGCCAGCGCGTTGTCGTAGGAGTCGCCCACGCTGCCCGTGGAGGCGAGGATGCCGTGCTCGTTCAGGCGCGTGCCGTAGATCGTGCTGATGTACTGGGTGCCGTGATCCGAGTGGTGGATCAGACCCTGTGTGTCCCCATGCCGGGCCGTCCACGAGATGGACTGGTCCAAGGCGACCAGGGGAAGCTCGCGCGTGCGCTGGCTGGCGGAGACCGCCCAGCCCACGATCCTTCTGGCATACGCGTCGGTGACGAACGCCACATAGGCGAAGCTCCCGTTGGCCAGGCGCACGTACGTGATGTCCGCCACGTGCAGGCGACCCGGGGCGTCGGCCGTGAACGCCCTGTTCACCAGATCCTCGCGTCCTCCCGTGCTCCTGGCGGGCCGCGTGGTGACCGGGATCCTGCCGCGGCGCACGCCCCGGATGCCCAGCTCGCGCATCACGTGCAGCACCTGGTCACGCCCGATGCCCTGCCAGCCCTGACGTTGCAACTGGGCGAACATCTTCCTGTACCCGTAGACCGCCTGGAACCGGTGGGCGTGGATCATGTGGATGTCACGGGCCAGCGTCTCGTGACGCGCCCGCATCATGCTGGAGGCACGACGCTTGGCTTGCCAGTAGGCTCTGGCGGTGATGAAACCGCAGTCCAGCGACGCTTTGAGCGTGCGGCAGATCGGCCCGACCCCGAACCGTGCGCGATACGCGTCCACGTATGCGATCATCAACGCCGTGTCGGGTCGAGCCTTGAGGCGAAAAAAGCCGACGCCGAACTCAAAATCTCGTTCGCTCGACGCAGTTCCACGACCTCCTTGCGCAGTCGCTTCAATTCAACAGACTCCTGCGGGCCTGCGGCGCCCTGGTCGTCCGCCTGAGTGCGCCAGCGGCGCAGCGACTCCGTGGAAACCCCCAGATCCCTGGCCACACCGACCAGCGCCTGCGTCTCCGACGAGTAATTCTCCCGGCTGTCAGCCAACAGCCTGACCGCCCGTTCTTTGAACTCCTTGGTATATCTCGTACTCATAATTCCATCATTCCTTATCGAGGGGAAATCAGGAACAAAACCCAGTCCATATCATGGTGTCGATGATGTTGAGGATGCGTTGTTCGAGGCGGGTGAGTGTGTGGTAGTAGAGTTCCGCGTCGGTGAATCGGGGGAGGAGGTCTGATTCCACGCATCTGATGAGGGCGTCTTGGATGCTGGTGAATGCTGTTTCCTGTGGGCTGTCTTCGAGCCAGCGTGCGAGTTCGCTTGCTGTGGCGTCGAGCTGGTCGATGAGGTCGAGCACGTCTAGCCTGATGGGTGTGGGTGCGGTGGGCAGGTTGGTTCGGGTGGGTTGGTGTCCTCCTGGGTGGAGTGTGCTGTCGAGGCTGGCTTTCAGTGGGGTGGTGAATGTGGTGAGCCTGAGGATGAGGAGTGTGAGGTTGAGTTCGCATTCGGGGCAGAGGGTGTATCCGGTTTCGATGCTGGTGTTGCAGTGTTGGCAGTTCATTGATGGTTCCATGCTTTCTCGAATTCCCTGATCTCCGATGCTGTGATTCCTGTGCCCCATGATATGGACTGGGTTTTGTTCCTGATTTCCCCTCGATAAGGAATGATGGAATTATGAGTACGAGATATACCAAGGAGTTCAAAGAACGGGCGGTCAGGCTGTTGGCTGACAGCCGGGAGAATTACTCGTCGGAGACGCAGGCGCTGGTCGGTGTGGCCAGGGATCTGGGGGTTTCCACGGAGTCGCTGCGCCGCTGGCGCACTCAGGCGGACGACCAGGGCGCCGCAGGCCCGCAGGAGTCTGTTGAATTGAAGCGACTGCGCAAGGAGGTCGTGGAACTGCGTCGAGCGAACGAGATTTTGAGTTCGGCGTCGGCTTTTTTCGCCTCAAGGCTCGACCCGACACGGCGTTGATGATCGCATACGTGGACGCGTATCGCGCACGGTTCGGGGTCGGGCCGATCTGCCGCACGCTCAAAGCGTCGCTGGACTGCGGTTTCATCACCGCCAGAGCCTACTGGCAAGCCAAGCGTCGTGCCTCCAGCATGATGCGGGCGCGTCACGAGACGCTGGCCCGTGACATCCACATGATCCACGCCCACCGGTTCCAGGCGGTCTACGGGTACAGGAAGATGTTCGCCCAGTTGCAACGTCAGGGCTGGCAGGGCATCGGGCGTGACCAGGTGCTGCACGTGATGCGCGAGCTGGGCATCCGGGGCGTGCGCCGCGGCAGGATCCCGGTCACCACGCGGCCCGCCAGGAGCACGGGAGGACGCGAGGATCTGGTGAACAGGGCGTTCACGGCCGACGCCCCGGGTCGCCTGCACGTGGCGGACATCACGTACGTGCGCCTGGCCAACGGGAGCTTCGCCTATGTGGCGTTCGTCACCGACGCGTATGCCAGAAGGATCGTGGGCTGGGCGGTCTCCGCCAGCCAGCGCACGCGCGAGCTTCCCCTGGTCGCCTTGGACCAGTCCATCTCGTGGACGGCCCGGCATGGGGACACACAGGGTCTGATCCACCACTCGGATCACGGCACCCAGTACATCAGCACGATCTACGGCACGCGCCTGAACGAGCACGGCATCCTCGCCTCCACGGGCAGCGTGGGCGACTCCTACGACAACGCGCTGGCCGAAACCGTCAACGGCGCCTACAAGAGCGAGCTGATCAAACGCTGCAAACCATTCGACAGCGCGCACGCATTGGAACAGGCCACCTTCCAATGGGTCTCCTGGTGGAACCAGGAACGTCTTCATGAAACCTTGGGCTACCAGACACCAGCCGAAGTGGAAGCACGCTACTATCAATCACAAGTGACACCAGTCACCCAATAAAACACAGGGAACAAAACCCAGTCCACCTCACCACGGTTGTTTCTTTGCGTGGGGTTTGGCTGGTGGTTTGTATGGTTTGTTGCTGATTGGTGTGTGTCTGCATTCGTGTGCGGCGAGGTAGTCGGCGTTTTGGTCGATGCCGTAAGTGCCGTAGGGGTCTCGTAGGCTTGGCTGGTTGAGGCCGGTGATCCAGTTGATGCGGGTGAGTGGCCGGTTGAGGATGATTGCGATACTGAGGTCTTCTGGCCCGTGGAGGATTCCTGGATCGTATGATTGCCATGGTTCCTGCCTGCAGCTGATGATCCACTGGCCGCATCCTGCGCATCTGACTGGCACGAGTTTTGACAGGTTGCCGGCGGGGCAGAGGATGCGCAGCCATGTTGGTTTGCGTGGGCGGCTCATCTCCTGGGCCTATAGATCCATTGGATGAAAATCGTGGCGGTGAGAATCAACAGGGTGGCTTCCCCCTCAGTGATACTCATTCGTCCACGACCTTACGAGCAGCGGCGAGGGCAATTTTCGCTTGATTCAGAAAAACGTCCTGCTGATAATCTGCAAGCTGATGCCACGCTACTTTGTAATCATCGTCACTCATTACAAACGCCGAACTGAGGTGGACTGGGTTTTGTTCCCTGTGTTTTATTGGGTGACTGGTGTCACTTGTGATTGATAGTAGCGTGCTTCCACTTCGGCTGGTGTCTGGTAGCCCAAGGTTTCATGAAGACGTTCCTGGTTCCACCAGGAGACCCATTGGAAGGTGGCCTGTTCCAATGCGTGCGCGCTGTCGAATGGTTTGCAGCGTTTGATCAGCTCGCTCTTGTAGGCGCCGTTGACGGTTTCGGCCAGCGCGTTGTCGTAGGAGTCGCCCACGCTGCCCGTGGAGGCGAGGATGCCGTGCTCGTTCAGGCGCGTGCCGTAGATCGTGCTGATGTACTGGGTGCCGTGATCCGAGTGGTGGATCAGACCCTGTGTGTCCCCATGCCGGGCCGTCCACGAGATGGACTGGTCCAAGGCGACCAGGGGAAGCTCGCGCGTGCGCTGGCTGGCGGAGACCGCCCAGCCCACGATCCTTCTGGCATACGCGTCGGTGACGAACGCCACATAGGCGAAGCTCCCGTTGGCCAGGCGCACGTACGTGATGTCCGCCACGTGCAGGCGACCCGGGGCGTCGGCCGTGAACGCCCTGTTCACCAGATCCTCGCGTCCTCCCGTGCTCCTGGCGGGCCGCGTGGTGACCGGGATCCTGCCGCGGCGCACGCCCCGGATGCCCAGCTCGCGCATCACGTGCAGCACCTGGTCACGCCCGATGCCCTGCCAGCCCTGACGTTGCAACTGGGCGAACATCTTCCTGTACCCGTAGACCGCCTGGAACCGGTGGGCGTGGATCATGTGGATGTCACGGGCCAGCGTCTCGTGACGCGCCCGCATCATGCTGGAGGCACGACGCTTGGCTTGCCAGTAGGCTCTGGCGGTGATGAAACCGCAGTCCAGCGACGCTTTGAGCGTGCGGCAGATCGGCCCGACCCCGAACCGTGCGCGATACGCGTCCACGTATGCGATCATCAACGCCGTGTCGGGTCGAGCCTTGAGGCGAAAAAAGCCGACGCCGAACTCAAAATCTCGTTCGCTCGACGCAGTTCCACGACCTCCTTGCGCAGTCGCTTCAATTCAACAGACTCCTGCGGGCCTGCGGCGCCCTGGTCGTCCGCCTGAGTGCGCCAGCGGCGCAGCGACTCCGTGGAAACCCCCAGATCCCTGGCCACACCGACCAGCGCCTGCGTCTCCGACGAGTAATTCTCCCGGCTGTCAGCCAACAGCCTGACCGCCCGTTCTTTGAACTCCTTGGTATATCTCGTACTCATAATTCCATCATTCCTTATCGAGGGGAAATCAGGAACAAAACCCAGTCCATATCAGGTTTGTGCGGGGTGGTGTCGAGTTGTGTTTCGAGTTGTTTGAGGTCTTGTTCGTAGGCTGCACGGTATGGGGCGAATCGGATCTCATCCTTCACCTGCAGCACACGTATTGATTTGCTTTCCTCCTTAATCCATTTCACTCCGCCTCTGGTGAGTCCGAAGCGGGCGAGCATGTCTCGTTGTTCGTATCGTTTGAGGCTTTCGATCATGCTGCTGGGGGCGTATCCGTTGGCGCACACCTGATTGATGATCTCCTGTTCGAGGTCGGTCACGTCCGTGGGGTTGCTGATGGATACGTCGTCGAACGGGTCGTCTCCGGCCCGGCGCCATATCTCCGACGAGGCCATGATGAACGGGGCTGCGCCGTACTGGTTGCGGAAGGCCAGGAGTCGGGCGAACTCGTCGGGTTTGCGTCCGTCACGCATGCGGATGTAGGCGAATCGTCTGCTGACCGCGGCGCTCATCGTGGTGATGACCTGATTGTTGGTCGCGATGATGAAGGTGCATCTGGGAGTGAAGCTGACGGCGTTCTCCCCGATTCTTCTGGCTGTGACCGCGTCCCCGGTGCTGATTTTCTTCAGGTAGGTGAGCTGGTCGATGCCTATGGTGTCGGCGTCCTCGTCGTATGCCCAGAGCGTGCCGATGAGTTTGCCGGTTTCCTGTTGAGTGTCGAATCCGCCTGATCCGCGTCTGCCTCCGAGGATGCGCTGTGAATCGACGCTTGCTGCGAGGTCGGGGAAGCTGCGGCTCAACGTGCCGAGGAGGATGCCTTTGCCGTTGCCGCCGTCCCCGTACATGACGTAGGTGAGGTGCTTGTATGGTTCGAGCAGTGGGGTGGCGAACATGCGTCCGAGGTTTTGGGCGCTGTGTTCGTCTGCGGTCACGTCACGGAGGTATTCGACTGCCTGCGCTGCCAGGTTGTTGTCGTATCCGGTGTCGAGTGTGAGTTCGTATGGCTGGTTGAAGAGTTCGTTCTCGGTGTCGATTCGTGTGATGGTGTTGTTGATGCGCAGGTATGCGCGGTTGGTGAATTTGATGCCGTGTTTGACGTGTTGGTCGAGTTTTCGGCATTCGATTCTGATCTGGTCGTTCCAGGGGTAGTAGGCTTTGGTGCTTTTGACGTGGTATTCGGTTTCTAGGTTGCTGATCGCATGCCAGGTGTCGAGTAGCTGGTTGTTTCCTGTTCTGTCCACGTCTCTGACGTAGAGGGTGGTGTTGTCGTCTCCGAGCAGGAGGTCTCCGTTGCGGTAGTCCCATAGTGCTTTGGCGTATCCGTCGTCGGCGTATGGGACGAAGCTTTTTCCGGTGTCGCGTCGTGGCACTTTGATGGTTTGTCCGCGTCGGTCGATGAAGCAGCTTGATGAGTCCCTGTCGGCGATTTCCATGCCGAGCAGGAGTTGCTGGACGTATTGGGGTCCGTTGGGGATTTTTGAACAGGTGTGAGTATAGAAGGGGAACATTACGCTTCTCACGCTTCCCTTACGGTGTAGCGTAAGGCTGTAATGTCAATGATTCCAATGGTTCTTATCATTTCCTTACGCTCCTTACGGTATTGAGAGGGTTGGTTATTTAAGTGTTTTAAGGGGAGTGAGGAAGAAGCGTAAGGCGATGGAGAGTATTTGCTCTCAGATCTACTGTTTTCAACGGTTTCATGGCCTTACGCTTCTTCCTCACGCTTGTGTGAATTGGTTTAGAATTCGGGTTCGTCTTCGCTGCCCTGGTGTGTGGGCTGTAATGCTTCGATGACTTGTTGTTCGGTGAGTCCGGTGAGTCCTGCGATGTCGGTGAGGTTTTTCCCGGCGGCTTGGAGTTGCTGCAGTTGCATCACGTTGACCTGTGGCACGGGTGCTGTCGGTGCGGGCTGCTGGACGGGTGGCTGCTGTGCGTATTGTGCTGGCGCCTGCTGGTAGGTTGGCGCGGCTGGCTGCACGGTGTTGTTGCCTATTGATGGCTGGCCATAGGGTGGGATTGTGGGCTGCTGTTGGCCGTATGGTGAGCTCTGCGGCTGACCGTAGCCCGTTTGTGGCTGCTGTGGCTGCTGTGGCTGTCCGAGTAGTGTGTCTACGCTGTCGTGGTGTTGGATCTGGTATTCGTACACTTTGGGTGGTTGTGGGGCGCTGCCTCGTTCGCCGTATCCGGTGAAGGTGGCTGTGAACTGGTCGCCTTTGTGCGGTTTTTTCACTCCTGCTTTCTGGCAGGCTTCGCGGAATGCTTTGAGTTGGATGCCCCATCCTTTGATCCAGATGCTGCGTCGCCCGTCGTCGTCTTCCACTGCGGGGTCGCGGAGGTTGGTTTGGATGACGATGTGGATTTGCATTTGCGGCCGTCCGTCGTTCCAGAATGAGGGTTGTTTGGTTTGGAAGTCTCTCAGTTGGCTGGTTTCGATGAGATCGAGCGTGCCGGTGATGGTGGCGCCGGGTTGGCTGTCGCCGTTGAAGTAGCTTTTTGCTCCGCTGCCGGTGAGGAGGTCGTCGAGGCTTTCGAGTTTCGTGGCGGGCGCCTGTTGCTGTGGGTAGCCGCCGTAGTTTTGCTGCTGGTTGTATCCGCCGTATGGCTGGTTGTTGTTACCGAACATGATGTTGTTGCTTCTTTCCTGATTGGGGTTACTTGTTGTTGGGGTAGGTGGCTTCGAGTAGTGGGATGAGTTGCTTCCATTTGTCGGGTACCACGGTTTGGTTGTCGTCCTCGTTGAGTTCGAGGGGGTCGTCGTCGGGCCATGTGCCGTCGGAGAAGTCGTGTGTGGGGCTTGCGGGCAGGAGACTGATCCACTGGTCTCTGATGTCGGGCCCGTCGGCTTGTTCGATGATGTCCATGAGGTTGACGATGAGTTGTGCGCGTGCCAATGCCCAGCGGCCTGGTTTCGGGTCGAATGCTGTCTCCCATGGGAGTGCGGTGTCGAGGCTGATGGCGTTGCGGGGTAGGAAGTAGATCGCTGACCGTTCTATGGGTTGTTCCTCGTTGGCGAGTCCCAGTCCGTAGAGTGATGCCTGTACTGCGTATTGTTGGCTGATGCCGTTGGCTTTCACGTTTCGTAGGGTGGTGGGTCCTACGATTTTCCAGTCGATGGTGGTGGCGTTCTGTCGGTCGTACAGGTCGATGCTGCCGCTCACGTCGTATCCGCCGTACAGGCCGTAGAGGTGGCCCACGGTGACGCGTTTCTCGGTTTCGAACCGTTTGCCTTCCTTTTTGTCGTCGAATCCTTGCGGGTTGAGGGTGGGGAAGAGTTGTTCGAATTGGGCGTGTACGGCGGTGCCGATGTAGGGGAGCCATCCGACGGTTTGGCGTTGTGGCCATCCTGCGAGTTTCGCGGCGAGTGTGTGCAGACTGTCGGTGCCGAGTTCGCTTGGCCCGAGTTCGACTTGTTTGCTTCTGGGGTTGTCGCGGATACTGGTTTCGATTATTGTGCGGATCTCCGGCCAAAGCTGCGGCTGTTCGGCTTGTGGTGTTGGGAACTTGTACGTTTTATGCACTGGCTGGAAGATTCTTCGGTTTTCAAGTCGCTCAGATTCCGCTTCTGTTAATGCTGCTTGGTCTGCAGCATCTTCTGCAGTGCCTCCATGTGTGATGGTGGATCCTTTTGCTTGTGCGACTGCGAGTATTTGAGCATGGTTTTTCTTGCTGGTCATGGTCTGCTCCTTCCTGTGTTGATGTGTCCGCACCGTTCACATTGCCGGATGCGGTATCTGCCGATGAGTGTGTGCCCGTGCTGGTCGTAGAGGATGCGGGTTTTGTACCGGTGTCCCAGGAACAGTCACTTGAAGCCCGTGAACGATTTGGCTGTCATGCCGGGTTCCTCCTGAGTTCGCGCTATTCATTAGCGGCCTTCTCGTATTCCCAATGAAGGCACTCTGCCCATTTGTCTGGGTCGTATCGGGGCTCCCCGTTGTCCGATTTGGCTCCGCACAGTGCCCATGCGGCACCGTCATGGGCGAAGGCGGTGGTGACCAAGCATCGTTCCGCATAGCAGGTCTGCGTGCAGACGCCCGGATAATCGGGCGCTTTGAAATGCATGCCGACAATAAGCTCCCAGCCTTCCCGATTGTTGCGATATGGCTGTAGGGAACCGTTGTAATGATTCGGTTTCTTCCATTTCCCTGGTAGGAGTTCAGGATGCTTGGTACGGACCCCTCCAACGAACATCTCCCCGTTGAACGGGTTTTGCAATACGGCAGCGCTGAGACCCTCATGCGTATCATCGAACGCCTTCACTTGCGCCACAAACTCAGCGAATAAGCGGTCCTGTTCCTGCACGTAAGCGACCACATCAGGGTCGGAACTTTTCAGATAGATGGTGTTCATGCGATCACGACCGATGGTTTGCGGCTGGTCATGACCGGCGCCAACTGTTGCTCACCCAACTGTTTGCGTGCTTCCTTGCTGTCGGGGGACAGCTTGTACAGGTTGGGGTATTCGGTCGGAGGGAAGGCCTTACTGAACTTTGCGGCGTTGATGGCCTTGGCGCCTTCCTTGACCTGTACGTTGAGGTTGCCTGCCGTGTAACTGCCGGGCTCCCATTGGGTGAGGATCTGTGCTTTGATGCTGTCTACTGAATCCTGTCGTTCCCGGATTTCCTCTTGGAGGGTGGCGATGCGTTTTGCCTGCGCTTCTAGGAGGTTGATTTTTTCTCGATGTCCGATGTCACTAATCACATCTTGGAGTTGTTCATCGGGGAATATTTCTGTTGTGGTGCTCATTGGATGCTTCTTCCTGTTTTGCTGATTAGTCCATTGATTCTTCGAGGCTTCTGGTCAGTGCGTCTTCGAGTTCGTTTGCGGTGTTCCCTGTTTCGTGTGGCTGCCAGTCGCGGATGGCGAGCAGCAGTTTGATTTTTGATTCACGGCAGAGGTTGAATCCGTAGCGCGTGTATTTGAACATGCGTTGGAATGTGCTGATGGGAAGAACCATCCTGTCGTCAATAACGAGGCGATGCGTGGTGAGATGCTCGAAGAAATCAGGGTGAAATACCGCTTCGAAATTCACTCCGTCTTCATCGGATACGAGTCTCCAAGCGAATTTTGTGACTGTGAAATCGAATTGGCTGATGATGCTTTCTGCACTGCCATAGATGTAGGTGACCAGATCCACGCTGATGTTGTCCCGGCGGACCCCGGTAGCGTGATCGTTCTTGTATGTCTGTTCCCATCCGTCAGAGAGCATCTGTTGCAGAACGTCTTCGTAGTGTTCCCGACATGTGAAGTAGAGATCGAGATCCCGCGGTTTCTTACCTTCGAAGATGTGTTTTGCAAAGCCGCCGGCAATGCAATCCCCGTCATGCTTCAGGTATTTGCTGAAAGGGTGAAACTGGGTGAAGTTCTCTCCATCCTCACTTACTGGAGTGTTCATTGGTTGCTTCTTTCCTTGGTTTTGATTGGTGTCCACATGACGCGATCTGCGGGGAACTGTTGACGGTGTTGTTCGCAGATGCTGATCGCATGCTCCAGGTCGCATGGACCGTTCAATGCGTGGTGGACGTTGCATCTGGGCAGATACTGTTTCCTGTCGGTCACAGGGAGGCCAGGGTGGGTTGCTTCGCGTCCACTTCCCGTGCCAGGCGTTTCTCCCAGGCTGTGAAGTTGGCGGCTGCCGTGTAGGAGAGCCTGTCGCCGTCGTATTTGAATCGTTGCCCGCATTTGAGGCAGAACACCGGCATGGGGGTCTGCTTGTATTTGAGCAGTAGCGTGGCCTTGTCGTGGTCGGCTGGACTTCCCCAGAGTGGTTTGCCGCATCGTGGGCAGCATGAGCATGGTGGCTCATCCACGACTGGTTTAGGGCTGGCGGTCACGTATTTGAGAATTTTCCATGGGTCGCTGTCCTTGTCGAATTGGCTTGCCCAGTCCGAGGCCATCTGGTCGATGGGTCGCAGGGTTTCCATTTGGGTGCGGAACTCCTGGAAGGTGGTGTAGTCACTGAACATGGCGTTTTCGCCGGCGAGGTGGAGAAGTGCGACTCTCATGCTGCTGGGCCATGCGAGGATCGGGTCGATGCGAATGGTGATGGTGACTGGTTTGGGTGGCTGGTTCTTCTTGAGCTGTTGGAATACTTCCATGCTGGCGGTCACTTGGGTGAGTGGAGTGTTGTTCATGAGTGGTGTCTTTCTTCGATGTAGATGAGGGTGTGTGGCTGGTATGGGTCGCCATTGTGGGTGAGAGGGTCGCCGGTTTTCCGTTTGCGCATGCCGTGTTTCCCAGGCATGAGTTGGTCGGGGAGGTATTTGTCCACGACGCTTCTGGTGATTTGTGAGTCGTCCAGGAATGCACTCTTGTTGAGCGCGTCGGTGACGAGTTTTTCCAGGTTGTCCCAGTCTTTGATGTGTCGGCTGGCCATCCAGAATTCGAGGCGTATCGCGACCTCACCGCTGATAGGTGGACTGTCGGGGTATTTGGTGGTGAACATGCGTAGGATTGCCTGTTGCGCGTCCTTGGTGCGTTTCGGCGTGACGCCCACTCCTCGATACACTTTCGGTCGTTGTTTGGGTTGTGGGTCACCAGGGACGATGAGCATAAATCCGTCGATCATCTGCTCCTCCTCATGTATGGGTTGTTGCCCTTGACCGGGCGAGGTTTACGAGTGGGGCACGGATAGCGGTCAGGGTCGATCGCGTGCGGGCAGCGGAGCGGACCGATATCAGGGCCGCCACACACCTCGCAGATACGCACCGCACCATGCAGCAAAGGAACATCCACGGTCACAGTTCCACCTGCCCCGCCGTAATCCACACGCCCACCAGTGACACGGGGAATATGACCAGCCAGGGCATGAGCCCCAAGCCGGAAGCCGCGGCACACACCAGCCAGACGAAACTCAGGAACGCCATAGCGCAGGAAACGATCAGCAGCAGGAACGTGAGCATGAACCAGATGGTGTTTGTGATGCTTATTTGTGGTCTTCGAGTGTGCAGGTTCGTATTCTGCCGTCGAGCCAGGTTTGAATGTCGGACTGCCAGTAGCGGATTGTGTGAGTGCCAAAACGCACGAACTGTGGCCCGTTCCCGTTGAATCGTTGTTGTGACAGGCCGTTTGTGGTCATGGCCATGAGTGCTGCTGCTTGTTTGGCTGTGAGGAGTTTGTCGTCCTCCAAGGTTCTGGGCATGATGCTCAACTCCTGATATTGTTGTTTCTGACATGGGATTTGGTCCTTCTGTCGTTTGCCGCCGCTGATATCGGCGGCATTTTCATGCGATTGCGTAATCGTGCTTGGATGGATGAGTTTCTTGGAGTGGTGTTTCGGCAACTGTTGCGATTTCGCCAGGCGTAAAGCCGAATGCGAGATGCAGACCGACAACCATTCCCGGTGTGCATACGCCGGTTTTTTTCGCTTTGCTGAGCACGCTTTCGCTTACTCCGATAGCACCTGCAAAAGCGGCGTCGCTCTTTAGCCCGCTCATACGTCGAGCGCGTTCTAGAAATCCATCTTTGAAAACCATTTGGTAGGTCATTCGAACCTCCTTTCACAATGAAGCAATCTGTGTGGTTGTGAAATGAACATATCATCATGAAATGAATTATGTCAACTCAATACGAAACGGCGTGTCTTGACATGAAATGATTTTTACTTCATAATGAAATACATGAAAAAGCAACAATGGTTTGAAGAGATCACCCACCATGCGGCCGTGAATGAAGTTGCCACGCGCACCGGGCTTTCGCCAGCCACCTTGTGGAGGCAATACAATAATGACCTCGGATTCACCGCGGAGAATCTCATCATCATGGCCAGAACTTACGATGCAAGTCCTATTGAAGCCCTGGTGGTATTCGGCTTTCTCAATGAGGAAGAGAGAGCAGGGGACGCGACGCTCGTATCCCTTTCGAAGGCGTCCGACGATCAACTAATTCGTGAGCTGGCTCGACGCATGAAGGATAATGGGTCGAATCCGAAGTGGGACGAACCGATAACATATGAACCCACTGAAGAAGACAGGCACAGGGCCAGCCATGTTTCTGAACTTGGTTTGGCGGCAAAGCACGGCGATATTAACGGCGAGCAGGAAGAATATGAGGCCGAGCCGTAAATGATCGATATCGAATCATTGGCTTCAACATGGGCGCGGGTCGTCACACTGCCCATGGAAGCCGGTATCCAGGGGGCGTTCGATCGGGAAACGAACACCATCTACATGGCGAGCAACCTCACCGACGCGCAACGGCGGTGTGTGCTCGCCCATGAAATCAGCCATGCCAAGCACCGTGACCACGGTTGCTACGGGCATACAACGGCTATGGAGCGCCGAGCAGACACCGATGCCGCCCGGCTGCTCATAAACCCCTTCGAGTATGCGGCGGCCGAGGTCGTCTGCGACAACGCGATATGGCTGGCCAGAGAATTGAACGTGATGCCGTACATCATTCACGCATACCGCGAATGGCTGTGCGATCATCCTGATGTATTGGAAATTGCCGAAAGGCAGAATGGGAAGAAAGAAGAATACGATGAGTGGCTTTGTTAACCCTGCGCCTTGGGTTCCTGCAGCAGGGGCGTCCGCCGATGAAGATGCTCCGGCAGCAGCGAAGAAGAACAAAAGGAAGATTCTCGCCGTTGTTGGCGTGATGGTTCTAATCGTCGCTATTTGTGTTGGTGGGGGATTCGTTTATGTGAATCACCGCAATGCCGTGGCAGCGCAGCAGGCTCAGACGGCAGAGAAAGCTAGAGTTGCTGCCAACCGTATGGCAAGGCTGGATAAGGCAAATTCATGGTGCAAATTTACTCTTGGCGATAGTGGGGAAACCACGGGGAACACGAGTGAAACAGTGTCTGTGGGTGACGGTGGTAAATCGTTAACATATTCAGGTACGCAATATTCAGGAGTCAAGCGCTTAGGTTGCCTCCTCGGACAGTTGAAAGCACCTGAATCTCTGGTTTCCAAGATGAATGCGACCTCTGGTTTGGATGGTATGCAGACGGACAGCTGGGATGGTATCAAGGTGACCTGGTCATATAACGGCAACTCAGGGTTTAATGCCGTTTTCGAATACGAGTGAGCGAAGAGATGGAAGATAATCAAGCTACACCCCGCACGAAACAAACAGCAGTGCAGTTCATAAATAAACCAATGAAGACGGTCCTTCACGCACTGACCAAATTGAGCGATGATTCGAGTTTCAAAAGCGCTGAGGTAAATTCGACAACAGCCAGTGCAACCTACAAATATAATGACGACGCAGGGGAAGTCTCGGTCGTTGTTGAGCCTGCTTCGCAGGGGTGCAACGTAAAAGTCACAGGAGACTCAGATGAAGCTACATCACGACTTCTGCAACAACTCGTCAAGGTGGTTGAAAGCGACACCCATTCAATGAACGTGCTGTTCATAATCGTTGTAGCCTTAGTGGCTCTCATCGCTATTGGCTGGGGTGTTGGCGCGAAGATCCACAACGATAACGAACAGAAGAAGATTGAAGAGCAATACTCGTGTGCTCTGAACGGTTACAGCGATGAATACTGTGACTCAAAGTACGGGAATTAGGTTTAACCGCTATGGCGAGTGTTGAGTCGTATGAGACGAAAGCCGGTAAACGTTATCGAATTCGATATCGTAAGCCTGACGGGTCCAGTACAGACAAACGCGGGTTCAAACGCAAGAAGGATGCCACGGACTGGGCTGCGGCAAACGTAACAGTCGCTATCAACACGGGAAACTACGCCGACCCTACTGCAGGGAAACGCAAGATAAGAGATATCTACACCGCATATATCAATTCACACAGAGACCTGTGGAAGCCCAGTTATTTGCACCCCATAGAGATAACATGGCGCATTCATATGGAACAGAAATTCGGAGATCGTGCCATTGCTTCAATCCAACGCAGTGAAATTCAGGCATATATCAACGATCTGGCGAAACAACGAAGCGCAACAGTGACCCTTAGAGCCTTCGGGATACTCAAGGGAATCTTTGAAACCGCACAGGGCGACAGAATGATAGGCCAAACTGACGCGCTAACCAACATTACGCTGCCACGTAAGCCTAAGAGGAAGGAGGATCGACACTATTTGACGCCGCAACAACTGGTTGAACTTTCCTCTCACTGCGGCAATCATGCGGTGCTCATACTCGTCTTAGGCTTTTGCGGTCTACGTTGGGGTGAAGCCTCTGGTTTGCATGTGACAGACGTGGATTTAGAGAAGCGTACGTTGCACGTGCGCCGCACAATTACCAAAGTCGGCACGGCTTATCTTGAAGGGACGCCAAAGAGTTGGGAGGTGCGTGATGTCCCCATGCCTGGGAAACTTGTACCCCCACTTGAGAAGCTCATACGAAACATGGGAGACCAGGACTCGGTGTTTCTTGATGCGGACGGCCATTCTCCGAGACCACAATCAGTCGGTACCGGTGCGCACGGGTGGTGGGCGAAAGCATTGCGTGAGGCGGAGCTCCCGCTCATGCCGCCTCATGATTTAAGACACACTGCCGCCAGTATCGCCGTCAGCGCCGGTGCGAATGTCAAGGCGTTGCAGAGGATGCTCGGGCATAAGAGCGCGGCCATGACGTTGGATACGTATGCAGACCTGTTCGATAGTGACATCAGGGCGGTTGCGGACAGGGTGGATCTTGTCATCCCTGATATCAGTCTCTGATTTTTTGTGGGCAATTTGTGGGCAGAAGATAAAAATTACTTACTCGATTTGTTGCGGGAGTAAGGAAAAGTTGTGTGCGCGAGATGGGACTTGAACCCACACTCCCGAAGGAACAGGAACCTAAATCCTGCGCGGCTACCAATTACGCCACTCGCGCGATGCTTGCCGTGCACGCTCGCCGATTGCGGCAGGGCATCCACAGTGTGCCCATAGTACTTGGTGTTTTGGTATAGCACCACATTCGCTCGTGTTGTATCGACGAGAGCAAATCCGAGCGTGACCTGATGGCGTTCCGAGAGCGTGCGTCGCACGGTAGTGAAAAACTTGTCTATCTATAGATTTGATTAATTCAAAAGTCTGAATTAGTCTTATAAACATGAGTATTGATACCGTACCTGGCTGGGCGGAACGCCTGCGCTCCTCGCATATTCGCGTGACATCGCAGCGCCTCGCCGTCCTGAGTACGCTCGATGCGCATCCTCACAGCACCGCGGCGGAAATAGCGGAGTACGTGGCGCATCAGGATTCTGCAGCTCTCACGGTGCAGGGTGCGTATGCGATGCTGCAGCAGCTTGAGGCCTCCGGCGTGGTGCGACGCGTCAGCCTTCCGGATTCAAGCAGCATCCGTTGGGAGACGAGGGTCGGTGACAACCACCACCATGTGCAGTGCGTGGTGTGCGGTCGCATCGAGGATGTCGATTGCGTGATAGGCGAGGCTCCGTGTCTGACCCCGTCGGACACTCACGGCATGCGGATACTGGAGGCGCAGATCGTATTCCGCGGGCTATGTTCCTCATGTGCCGAACAGGTGGCGCGGGAATCCGCACACCCCTGA